TAATGGTGGTACCGGTGGAAACGCAATTCACGCTACTTCAACAACTGGAGTAACCATAAATAACAACTCTGGCGCAAGTATAAAAGCTGGCGGTGGCGGAGGCGGTCAAGGCGGTACCGGTGGTACTGGCGGAAACGGCGGTTCAGGTGGTACTGGCGGTGGCGGAATCTATACACAAAGTACAAACTATGGAGCTAGAGGTTCCCTATATAACAGTTCAGGATGGTATCACGGTCTTAATTGCTATAGATGTTCAGGTTGTGCTAACGGATTTTGTGCAGCAAAAATAGAAAGCAACTCTGGAAGTTGTACTTTATCTGGAACACCTAATGGATATAGGTGGCATGGTCATGGATACCAAGAATCTTATGAATCAGGTGTACCTACATATCGCTATGTTGCAAACTGTGTAAAATACGGAAGACCACATACTAACGGTGGATCTGGTGGAGCTGGTGGTAGTTCAGGCGGAGCTGGCGGAGCTGGTGGAGCCGGTGGTGTAGGACAAGGATATAACCAATCTGCTGGTAGCGGATCTGGTGGATCAGCAGGCTCACCCGGAGGCAGTGGATCTGGCGGATCTAGCGGAGGCACTAATGCTGGAGCCGGTGGTTCTGGAGGTGCACGTGGACAGGGTGGTACTGGAGGAACCGGAGGAAACGGTGGTTCATTTGGTAACTCTGGTTCAAACGGTAACAGTGGAGCAACTGGAAATACTGGAGGCAGTGGATCAAGCGGTGCAAACGGAAACCGAACAAACGGTTCTGGAGGCTCTGGGGGTTCATCCGGTTCTGGCGGTTCTGGCGGTTCATCCGGAGGACTAGCTGGATATTACATTTACAATCGAAACTCTATTACTTTAAATAATTCCGGCACTGTAGCTGGGCGATAACTATGGACTACACAATTACAAAAGTCGAAACAGATAATATTACAGTTACTTACGCTGATAAATCGTGGGCTGTAATTCCACTTGTAAAAGGTCTTTTAAAAGAAGATCTACAAACTTTAATTGCAACATTTGCACCAAAAGAATATGAAAGTTCTGTTAGCGACATACCTTTAAAAGAAGGTGACACAGGAAACACTACAACAGATCAAACACCCGTTGTAATAAAATATGGCTATCAAGAAGTTAGGGCGATTCATTATCCTTCAATAGGAAATCAACTTGATGCTATGTATTGGGCTAGACAAGGTGATGATACAAAACAAAAAGCTTACGATGTCTACATTAATGAAATAAAAACTAAAATTCCAAAGAACGATAAAGAATACACAGAAGAGGAAGCAAAGAACGCTCTTGAATAAATCATATGCTGAAGAGAGATATGACATATGTAAAAAATGTGTTGAATCTACTATTTCTCCTTTGGGATTAAAGTGTAAAAAATGTGGTTGTTTTTTGTTAGCTAAGACAAAAGTCAAATTTATGCACTGCCCATTAGAGAAATGGTAACTCTATATAATAACTATCGCCTTGGAAAATCTACACACGAATGGTTGAGCAAGTGTTCTCCTAGTGAATTAAAAATCATACCTATGAAAGATATTGATTTTAATTTTAAGCCCGAAATGAATGAAAGATATTATTTAGCGGATATTAGATTTCCAATAATACTTTTAACTCGACCAAACGGTAGATACAAAATTGTAGACGGGCATCACCGTTTTTTAAAACTTTTAAATAACGAAGCCACAACTGCTATTGCATTTATAATTAACCACCTAAATTTAGATGAAACAGAAAAAAGGATTTCGGAGACTTTATGATAATTTTCTTAAAGATCAAGAATTACACGAAATAACAAAATTAGTAAAGTCGTTTGACATGTTCTGGATTTTTCGGACTGGTCTTACATTTATGCCACAGGAAGAAATATCTTATGAAAATGTTGGAGATGATTGGGGTTTGTCCTATTTATTAGTACCAACAGTAGAACCAGTATTGTCTCAAAAACTATTTAAAGTTTTAGAACCTTTATTTATTCAATTAAAAATAGAGCATGCTTTACGAATAAAACTAAACTTGAGTGTTGCAACTAAAGAACCACATATAAGTGAATACCATCAAGATCTGCATGCTGAGTATAAGTACAAAACTGCTATCTATTACTTAAATACTTGTAATGGGCACACACAATTCAAGAGTGATGGAGCACCAGTAAAATCAAAAGAAAATCGTTTAATTGTTTTTGACGGTAATCTAGAACACAGAGCAGTAGGGCAAACTGACACTCAAATGAGATACGTAATTAATTTTAATTATTTATCAACCGATTTACCAGATAAACCAAATAAAACATTTTAATGGAAATACCCACCATAGTAATTCCACCAATAAATACTATAGAAACAATTTCTATACCTTTACCTACCGCAGACGTGCCATCATATATTCCTATGGTGGTACCGCCTAGCGATTTAGAAGCTCCTGAAGGAGTAGAAGCGGAAGCTTCAGAAGAACCAGAAACAGGTATTAGAAAAGTAGACATACCGTTTACAGATTTTAAAATGCCTGTCCCGGAAAATGAAATATTAGTAACGGCTGGAACAACTGCGGTTGTTTCTGTAGCAGCCACCCTTACGGCTACAGCAGCGTTTAAATGGGCGGTTACTGCAATGAAACCAATACTAAAAACTACATGGAAGAAGCTAAGCAGCCGAAGAAAGGGCTGATCGGTAAACTAAAAGACATAGGCGAAGAAAAAGAACACCAATTAGAAGTTCTAGGAACTTTAGTTAGATTAGGAGTTGTTGTTTGGTCTGGTTTTATAATTACTATGAATTATATTGATATACCCATGGTAAAGAAGTCTGGGAATAGCGATATCACTTTCGTAGCCAGCGTTTTTACGGGCGCGTTGGCAACGTTCGGTTTGACTACTGGCAAGAATGGTAGTAGCAAGCCACCTACAAATTGCCCAATGATGAAGAAACCAGAACAAAAATGAAGAAATTACTTCTAGTTCTGGCTTTGCTATCACCCAGCATAGCAAGAGCTAATACTGTCACTCCTCAGTTTACATCAGGGAGTATGAACTCGACGACCACTACCACTCAAACTATTGTGGAGACGGAGCAACGCCAAGTATGGGGTGCTGCCGTAAATACGTGGTCAGGAAATAACGTAACTGCATCTGGAAATTTATCAGACGCAGCTACAACATTTTCAGTAACTGACACAGCATTACCGTGGAATCTAGAAACCACAACAAGAGCAGCAGGCTTAGTAGAACAAATAGACTTTACAAGAAACTATACAATAAACTCTACTACTACATCGCTCTCTGTATTCTCTCAGTAAGTCCTGTACTTGCAGAAGGAGACACCAATAATAATAGTAACCCCGTGGCAGCCGCGACGGGAAATGTTACAAATCAAGCTGTACAATTTCAAAATAATGGAGCTCCTAGCCGACAAGCCTTTGGTAGCAACATATCTTGCAATGGCAGCACCATGACATTTAGTCCATTTTATATGGGCAACGATACACAACCAGAAACAGAAGATGGTTATGTTATCAACGAGAACTGGGGGTTCCAAATAAATTTTTCAGTTCCTTTAAACAGAGATTTGACTAAGCAATGTGAACGCATGGCAGAAAGTCAAATACAAAAAAACAAATTAGACTTTGAGCTGGTCCGTGCATTAAAATGTGCGGAGCTACAGCAAAAGGGCTTTACCCTGCGACCCGGATCACGTGTATATCACATATGCTCCGACGTCGTACCTATTCAATCACTATTAAAAAACAATGTTAGCAATCCTTAAACCATTTGTACTATCTGCACTTAAGTCACCAAAATTTAAGACTTTTGTAGTTGAACTACTAGAAAAATTAGTAGAGCAGACAGATAACGATTTAGATGATAAGGCATTAGCAATGGTCAAAAAAGGACTAGGAATCTAATGGCAAACGTCAGTCTAAAAATCGGCAAACATAAAAGTCGGACTGGCGGACTCACCAAAGCTGGTCGAGAAAAGTACAACAGAGCTACAGGCTCTAATCTAAAAGCACCGCAACCCGGTGGAGGTCCTCGCAAAAGATCATTTTGCGCCCGTATGTCAGGGGTAAAAGGACCAATGAAAGACAAAAAAGGCAGACCTACTCGTAAGGCTCTTGCCCTTCGCAAATGGAAATGTTAATTATGCCAAAAGGAAAAGGTACCTACGGTACAAAAAAAGGAAGACCACCTAAGAAAGGTAAGTGTTGTGCCTGCTAAAAGAGGGCTATACGCCAACATCCACGCCAAACGTTTAAGAATCAAAAAAGGTTCTGGCGAAAAGATGAGAAAACCCGGAGCTAAAGGTGCTCCTACTGCTGCTAACTTTAGACGTGCAGCTAAAACAGCTAAAAGATAATGAACAAAAAAGCAACCGAAGATCAGTTCAACGAGTTGCATAATCTAGTTACAAAGGAGTTCCTCTCTCGCATCAAAGCTGGAGAGGCAACTACTCAAGACTTAAAAGCAGCTTGTGATTGGCTTAAAGCTAATGACATTAGTGGAGTTGCTTATGACGGAAACCCTCTGTCAAAACTAGCACAGGTTATGCCAACTGTTGATCCAGAATTAGTACAGGCTAAACTCTATGGCAGAAACAGCTAAATACTACAGATCCAACCCAAAAGCTAGAGCAGTTAGACTCAAGCAACAAAAAAAATACAACAAAACTAAAAAGGGATTAGCCCTGCGTGTAAATGCAAATCGACTTAATAGACAACTTGGTACCTACGGAAATGGCGATAACAAAGACGCTGCTCACTATAAGGGGAGTACTACCAAGGGAAGACTACAGAAACCATCAGAAAACAGAAAAAGCCGACTCAAAATACGTAAATGACCCCATTACTACCTAGTCCAAACCATTACTTACAAAATTTAATAACCATGACAAGTTCAGAATCTAAACGGCTCTGGAGAAGAGCTATTAAAGAGCACTTCGATTGTACATGTGTTTATTGCGGAAAAACTTATGAATTTAAAGAACTTACACTCGATCATGTCAAACCTCGTAGCAAAGGTGGACAAGATCTTACAACGAATGTTGTATGCGCGTGCAGGAAATGTAATGCGGACAAAGGTAGTAGCCATTGGCTCGGATGGATGCGAAAGGTATTTGGATTCCAGCCACTTCGAGAACTAATTATTCATCAACACATTATTAAAGGAACCTGAAACTATGTCTAAAAAAATGGAAATGCGACGTAAACTACAAGAGTCGCAGAAAAAATTAAGACTTAAAAAGTTAGAAGAGAACAAGAAAACCGAAAAGAAAAAATCATACGTTAGTCCTTTTGAGCGTAAGCATGGTAAAAAGGCGTCAAGATCTGACGACATGCCTAAGTCTAAAAAAAGCACTACGATGACTGGTGCAGAAAGAGCTAAAGCACTAGCTAAGAAAAACATCAAGAAATTTGGTAGTCAAGCTAAAGCAGCAGCAGCTAACAAAGAAGCTATGAGACTTAAGATTAGGAAAAAGTATTTAGCAAGTAAGAAAAAGAAGAAGTAGAAACTAATGGCGATAGATACTATAATCGCTAGGGCTCTTGGCGGAGGTAAACTTGCTAAGACTCAATACGTAAAGTCTGCACTTAGCAAACAAGGTATGCGTAAGAATTTAAAAGCTTACGGGTATAGAGCACGTGAACTAAATCCTGAAATAACACCCAAACAAATAACTCAAAGTTATGATGCAGAGTTTGGGAAAGCAGCACGTACTTGGCAAGGTGAAGAGCAAATGTTTGTTAGTGGGGGTTCTACTCCTACTAAACAGACTGACATTTCTTTAGAAGGTCAAAGACCATTACAACTACAAGATAAGTCAAAAAATGCAGCACGAAAACGTGCAAATCAGGCAAACAGAGATAAAGTAGGATTTACTTCTCCGGCAGCAAGAGAAAACTATGCAAGACTACAAGCTATAGTTAGAAACGAAAACGAAGCAACAAAAGCTGCTGGTGGAAATTTTGTAGCAAGTATTGAACATGATATAGCTATTATGGGTGGTCAACAATGGTGGAAAAAACATGGACCACTTGCTAATGAAAATGCAAATTTATTTATAGCTAGAGATCATTACGCTAGAGAATATAAAAATAATTTTGAATATTGGTTTTATAACTGGATTAGAAAAAGAGGCAACAATGTTGTTGTTAAAACAGATAGATCTAATATGAAAGATTTAATTTTGTTAGAAGTTTCTACAGGAAAAGAATTAGGTGTTATACCAATGCCTAAAAACTACACATCAGGCGTTAGTAGCGACCTCAAGAAACTTACTGAGCAACTTATTAACCAATCTAAATGACAGACGTTTTAACGTCCTTACAGAGCGATTTCAAGCTGTTTTTACAGGCATTGTGGGACCAGCTTGATCTACCCTCACCTACTAGGGCGCAATACGCCATTGCAGACTATCTACAACATGGACCAAAACGTTTACAGATCCAAGCCTTCCGAGGAGTCGGAAAAAGTTGGATTACTGGAGCGTTTGTGTTATGGACACTCTTCAATGACGCAGAAAAGAAGATAATGATTATATCAGCTTCTAAGGAAAGAGCTGACAACATGAGTATCTTCCTACAAAAACTTATTATTGAAACACCATGGCTAAGTCACCTACAACCAAAGAGCGACGACGCGAGATGGTCAAGAATTTCCTTCGACGTACTATGCTCACCTCATCAGGCACCATCAGTCAAAAGTGTTGGTATTACTGGTCAGTTAACGGGAAGTCGTGCCGACTTGATGATTCTGGACGACATAGAGGTACCGGGAAACAGCATGACGGAGTTGATGCGTGAAAAACTCCTCCAACTCTGTACAGAAGCCGAATCAATCCTTACGCCGAAAGACGATAGCCGTATTATGTATCTCGGGACTCCTCAGACTACTT